GGCCAGTGGTCTGCGCGGAAGGCCCAGATGCTCGCCAGTGCCTACAAGAAGGCAGGCGGGGGGTACAAGGACTGATGGCGAAGAAGAAGCCCCAGCGCTCTCTCATCAAGTGGACCAAGCAGAAGTGGCGGACCAAGTCTGGGAAGCCATCGACGCAGGGGCCTGATGCGACCGGTGAGGCTTATGCCCCCGAGGCGGCCATCCGTAGTATGCCCAGCAAGAAGTACGCCCGCGCCACAGCAGTAAAGCGTGAAGCGCGCAAGGCAGGCAAGCAGCACGCCAAGCACGGGCTTCACAAAGGGAAGAAGAGGTAGTCATGTCCGCAGGTGCAAGATCCCGCGTTGCTGCCCGCACCGCGTCACTGAAGAAAAAGCACGGGCTCTCGGGCGTGAACAAGCCCAAGCGGACACCTGACCACCCGAAGAAGTCGCACATCGTGTTGGCCAAGGAAGGCAACACGGTCAAGCTGATTCGCTTTGGCGAGCAGGGTGCGAAGACAGCTGGCAAGCCCAAGTCGGGCGAAGGCAGTAAGATGCGGAAGAAGCGGGCGTCCTTCAAGGCACGTCACGCGAAGAACATCGCCAGAGGCAAGTTGTCTGCGGCGTATTGGGCTAACCGAGTGAAGTGGTAGGAGAAGTCATGCCGACTGGGTACGGGAAGATGGTTAAGAAAGCCGAGAAGGCCGACAAGAAAAAGGCAAAAGGTAAGAAACTGACCCAAGCACAGGCCCGTGCCGCCGCAGCGAGAAACGCGATCGAGAAGCACTCGAAGTGAGTTTGGTGTCCGCTTAGTACCCGAGGTCTCTTATGGCTGACATGCCATCCCCCGAAGAGCTAAAAGAACGCCGAGAAAATGCGGCGCGCAAGGCGTTTATGCTCAACAGACCTATGAGCATCGCCGATTTTGCTCCAGAAGAAGAACCTCCGGGTGCGTTTGCAACGGGCTCCCCTTCAAGTCCCGAGGGACAGAAGGTGTTCCGAGCGACGGAAAAAGCTTCGCTGACACCTCCGAATGCCCCTAGCGCCACGGCTCTGATGGCTGAAGAAGCTCTTGGAATCCCCGTAGAAAAAGCAGCTTTAAAGGCAGCAAAGCCCGTTATCGCGGCAGCAAAGCCTGTCGTAGAGGCCGCAAAGCCGTACTTCGACAGCGTCGTCGAAGGGCTGACCTCCATGGTGAAGAAGACACCGAAGGTCGCTGACGAGGTGCCGAAGAAGGCACAAAGGGCAAAAGCAGCCGATGACCGTTTTACGGCTCTGAAAAAAGCTGACGATGGCTCGGACCCACCGATCTTAGAGTTTGAAATTGAAAAAACAGACACAATAGGTCCTGCTCTACAAGCTATCGTAAAGCACGCCGCAAATCCTGCGGCAGCGCGAATTGCGGCTAGGATTGAGCCCCTTGTGCGCGACGTTCCTGTTACTATCGCGAGGACTGTCGATGAAGTTCGTGATGAAGGGCTGGAACGTGCCTACGGGACATATACTGTTAACGATCATCATATTAGGTTGCGCGGTCGGCGTGCTCAGGTCGATTATGAGGATCTCGAAAGAGAACTAGCAGGCGGGAAACTAACAAGGGAAGAGCACGCCGCCTTAGTAACCAAGCTTCAAAACTATAAGCATTTCGATCACACGGGTGCGGTGTACGCAGAGACAGTGCTCCATGAAGCCCTCCATGCTGCGGCTATACACCGGTTCGATGACGCGTTCATAAGCAAAAACTCCGGCACAAAATTGCACAAGGCTGCAAACGAACTCTCAAACTTGTTTGACGAAGTTATCAAGCAGTTTGACCTTGCAGACGAAACTGTACAATATCAGTTCAAGCGCGCACTGGAAAACGAGGATGAGTTTCTTGCTTATGGTTTAAGCAATCGTAAGTTCCAAGAGTATTTGATGACAATTAAAGTGCCAGGAAGTGCTCAAAGCGTCTGGTCGGAATTTGTCAAACGTGTCGCTGACTTGCTCGGTATTGCCCCTGAGGACCAAACGGCTCTTGGTGAGCTTCTTCGTGTAACGGATGAACTCCTTGCCGCACCTGTGGATGGCTTGGTCCGCGTGCAACGAACGCCTTTGAAGACGTGGTTCAAGTGAGCGCCCTCCCTACCGAAGCCCTCGATGCTCTTCGTGACCCGTCAATCAGCTTGGCGGCGTACGGGAAGATCATCGACCAGAAGACTGGTCAGGAGATCAAGTACGACCCGTTCGCTATCACCAACAAGCTTCAAGCTACGGTGGTGTCGTATTACTCAAACCCGCCTCGCACAGACGCAGGGCAGGTCAAGTGGCTCAATCTTCTAGGCTATCGGCAGGGCGGTAAGTCTCTCACGGGGGAGTTGTGTGGCTACGTAAAAGCCGCTTACACTCCAGGTTATGACCACGTCTGTATCGCAGACACCAAAGACCGTGCCGAGTATCTGCATCGGCGCGTTCACCTCATGCACGAGAACTGGCCCTCGGTCGTCAGGGCTCCTACTGTTCCCAATCGTGAGGTCCGACAGCTTTCCTTCTCCAAAGGAGGGAAGATGCGGATTCTGTCCGGTGAGACGGGCGCCGTTGGCATCGGGCAGTCACCTGACAACTTCCATGGGTCGGAGCTTCCGTACTGGCGTGCTGCCGGTACGCAGTTCTCGATGATCTACCCATCCATCATCAACCGTGACCACGCGCACGTCTTGCTGGAGTCCACGCCGGCTCCGATGTCCATGCCCTCGGCAGAGTGGTGGAAGGACCAGTGCCGCAACGCCAAGCGGGGCTACGGTCGGTGGATCTACGCCTTCTTCCCCTTCTGGGATGGCAAGCTCAACATGCGGGCATGGCCCCGCAATAGTGCCCTGACAAACGAAGAAATCAAGCTGCTCGAACGCTACGGGCACCTCGGGCTGAAGAAGCAGCACCTCGCTTTCCGTCGTCTCATGATGGAGACTGACGACCAGATTCGGCGGAACCCAGACCTGTTCAAGGTGTACTACCCATTCGACGACGTGTCCTGCTGGATTGCGTCTGTCGGGTGTGTCTTCCGTCCCGACGTGCTCAAGAAGCACGAAGAGTCGTCGCTGTTCGAGTGGAAGGCACCGTACATGGAGTACGAGCAGCCCCAGCCGGGGGCTGTCTACGTCATCGGCGCCGACCCAGCAGGCTACGCCTCGCGCGACCATGCTGCCTTCCAGGTGTTCAAGATTTACGCCGACGAGTGGACCCAGGTAGCGTGCTTCGGAGACACGACAGACCCGGTCGACTTCGCCAAGCGGCTCAATGCGGTGGGGCGTAAGTACAACAACGCCTTGCTGGCAGTCGAGTCCAACGGTGTCGGTGTTGCCACACTCGCTCTACTCGAAGAGATGGCCTACCCGAACCTCTACTACGAGAAGGCATACAAGCCCGGTATCGCTGCAACCTCGAAGTCCGTTCCCCAGATGCTATCCTATCTTCAGGATGCGCTGATGGACACGATGATCTTCAATGACGCCGACACCGTAGGGCAGCTGGGCTCGTACCGAGAGGACAAGTCGACCGAGCGGTCGGCGTCATCCGAGTTGCTTGGTGCAGGCACGAAAGGCAAGCGGCGCGACCGCCACCACTGGGACAAAGTGTCCGCACTTCAGTTGGTGTGTATGGTGGCTCGGGCGGCTCCACGCCGGTACAGAGAGAACCAGCGCCCAGATGACCTGGAGAATGTGGTTCTCTTCCGTGACATGACGTACGACCAGTTGCAGGAGTACCGCAAGTCTGGTAGTAAGTCTAACAAGCGGCGTGTGCGAGCGCGTTACCCACGACGTAGGCGGTAGCTGTGGCATTGAACATGAAGCAGATTCAGGGGATTCTGAAGACGCACCGCACCAAGTCTCGCGTAGAACGCCGAGATTGGGACCGCTGGAGGTCGTGGTATGTCTCGGAGTACTGGGGGTCAGACGACGACCGCCCGTCCGGCTCCGGCGACATGATGGAAGAAGAGGATGTGAACTTCCAGACGAACTACCCTTATGCGTACATCGACACGATGATCGCAAACGTCTGTCCCCAGAACCCACAGGTCACCGTCAAGGCACGGCAGGCAGCCCTTCAGCCTGCGGCGCAGTTCCGCGAAGCACTCATCAACGATGTCTTTGAGCGGACGAACCTCCACGCATCACTGTGGAAGACCGCGACGAACGCAGCCATCTGCGGGCGGGGCTTCACGAAGACCATCTGGGACTTCAAGCGTGAGTCCGTGCAGATTTTCGACGTAGACCCCCGCTCGGTCTTCTTCGACATGTCGGCAAAGAAGTTCGATGACATTCGCTACCTCGTGGAAGTGACGGTCCTCACGCACGAAGAGTTCAAGGCCCGGTCGCAGCCTCGGGCCGATGGGCGCCCTTCTCAGTACGACCCTGCGGTCGCGAAGAAGGCGTACTACGGGGGCTACCCGACGTGGCTCAAGGACTACGTCCGCGACAAGGCCATGGTCAACGAGGCCAGCCTTGAGGTGTATAAGTGGGTCACGGTCTACGAGGTCTATGACTTCGAGGCTGACCGCTACTACCATGTCCTAGAGGACGTGGAGGACCCACTGTTCGAGGGTGAGCTACCCTACAAGTACGTCCGCAACCCGTTCACGCTGGTCACGTTCAACGAGAACATGACCGACCTCGGCGGGCTCTCCGACATCAAGCTCATCGCCTCGTCACAGGACAGGCTGAACGAGATTGACACTCTAGAGTTGTGGCACGCGCACACGTCCACACCTGTCACGATGGTCAACACGGCCCTTGTAGACAACCCTGAAGCCCTTATGAGTGCCCTCCGGGACGCGAACTCACCAGGCTCGATGATTTCCATTGAGGGCAAAGCCAACGCGCCTCTCCGGGACATCATCGGGCAGACGCCTACGCCGAGCTTCAGCCCCGAGTTCCGCGATATGCGGGACCGGTGTAACAGTGGCATCGAGTTCATCCTAGGCATTCCCCAGTACAGTCGTGGTGTGGTCGGTGTGGCCGATGTTGCTACCGAGGTAGCACTGGCGGACACAGCGACTCGGACCCGAAACGGGCGTCGCATCAAGATGATTGAAGACAACGTCGATGCGCTTGCAGATAAAACTGTCGGAATCTACGAAGAATTTCTACCCCCCAACACGGTGCTGCCCATCCGGCTGACGGACAGTCATGACGTGTTGGAGGTGACCCGGCAGACGCTGGCGATGCGCCCACGGCGCAACCCAAACGAGCGCGCACTAGACTTCGACTACTTGGCTATCCCGTACAGCCCCACCGAGAACCACCGTCTCGTTCAGCTTCAGAAGCTCCAGCAGTACATGCCTCTTCTGCTAGAGAGCCCAGCTGTCGATAAGAACAAGCTCATCCACAAGCTGCTTGACCTGCTAGGGATGCAAGACATCCTGGCGCCCCCGAGCCAGCAGCAGCCGCCTCCAGCAGCACCTGAAGGTGGGCAGGGACCTCCCCAGGCCCTTCCCGAAGCGCCCCCTGAAGAAGTGACCGGCGCACGAATGGGGAAAGACAATCTCGTGGCAGGTGGGCTTCCTCCTGGCATTGAGCTACCAAAGCCCACTACCCCCATGGGTGGGCCGGGTTACCCTGGGAGTAAGTCATGAAAGGACCAAAGGCACCAAAGGCCGCCCCTGC